CGGGCGACGATCTGGGTCGTGGCCGCGTTCGTGCTCGCGGTCGTGGTCAAGACGTGCGCCGGGGGGATGCACTGATTCCCGTGCGCGGCCTCCTTGTGGGTCGACGACGTCGACACGGGCGTCTGCTGCTGCACGATCTGCGGCAAGACGGCCGAGCAGGCGGAAAGCGAGCTGCGCGCGGCGGCCGCGAAAGGAGGAGGACGCATGAAACAGGGCTGCTTCGCGATCGCCCGCGAGCTCGTCGCCAATCTGGGCTGGACCGACGACCGATTTGCCGACGCGCTCGAGGCGGTCATCGGCTGGCCGCGCGGGGACGTCCGCGTCGTCGCGGTTCATCCGTGCGCGGACGGCGACACGGTCGTGCTGCTCGCCGCGCACGAGCTGACGAACTGGTTCGCCGACGGGGCCGAGCTCACGCCCGTCTTCCAGACGGCGCGCCGCGGCGAGGTCCGCGTGCCCCTCTTTCTCCGGTTCGAGTCCGCGCGCTAGATGCGGATCACGTTCGACGCGCTCCCGGGCCAGCGGCTCGTGACGCCGTGCGCGCTCGCCGGCGGGCCGCTCAACGGTTGCGCGTTCTTGGTGCCCCGGGAGACGCCGCCCGAGCTGCTCGTGGGCCTGCCCGATGGCGGCTTCGCCCGCTACGTGCTGATCGGCTGGTGGGAGGACAAGGCGCGCTACCGGCACGACGAGCACAGCAAGCCGGCTGGCATCCGTCGGCGCGCGGAATAACAATGCCATAGGAATGGCGAAAGAATCCCGCCCGTCGATCGAGCTTCCCTTCTCCCGGGAGCCCGTCTCGCCGGCCGCCCTCTTCTTCGGCGGCATCGCCGACATGGCGGATCCGGCCGGCGCGGGTGCGGGCGAGGGCGGCGGGCTGGTGCGGCTCGCGAACGCCCGCGAGCTCGCCGAGTTCATCGCCGACACGTGGGGCGTCGTGATCCCGCCGCGGCGCGTCTGCAAGGGGCACCGCGCGCCGCTCGAGGCGCTCGCCGCCGCCTACTTCGCCGAGCATCCCCGCATCCTGTGGAAGGCGTCGCGCGGGTTCGGCGGCAAGAGCGTGCTCATGGCCGCGCTCGGGCTCACCGAGGCCCGCTGCCTCGGCGCCGGCGTCACGATCCTCGGCGGCTCGCTCAAACAATCCCAGAATGTGCACGACTACATGCAGGGGCTCGGCAACATGGCGGGCAAGTTCTGGGGCGCGGCCGCCGCCCCGCGCTCGCTGCTGCGCTCCGATCCCACGCAGCGCAAGACGCACCTCGCGAACGGCGGCTGGATCGAGGCCCTGCCGGCCTCGACGCGCGCCGTCCGCGGCCCGCATCCCCAGCGTCTCCGGGGCGACGAGCTCGACGAAATGGACCCGGGGATCTGGGACGCCGCCCAAGGCCAAGCCCAGGAGGACCGGCGCCGCGACATCGTGGACCAGGTGACCGGAAGCTCCACGCACCATAACCCGGACGGTACGATGACCCGCGAGCTGAAACTGGCGGCCGAGCGGGGCTGGCCCGTGTTCGAGTGGTGCTACCGCGAGACCATGGCGGAAAGCGGCTTCATCTCGCAGCGCATGGTCGAACGGAAGCGGGCCAGCGTCACGCTCCGGGACTGGCAGACGGAGTGGGAGCTGCAGGAGCCCAATCCCGAGGGGTTGGCCATCGACACGGACGCCGTCGAGCGCGCCTTCCGCCCGGAGCTCGGCGAGCATCCGGGCGAGCTGGGCGTCCGCGTCATGTTCGAGAAGCCCGTAGCCGGCGCGACCTATGCCACCGGGGTCGATTGGGGCAAGGAGGAACACCACACGGTGATCTGGACGAACCGCACGGACGTGCAGCCGGCGCGGCTCGTCGCGTTCGCCAGCCTCGGCCGGTTACCGTATCCGGTCATGGAGGACGCCTTCACGTCGCGGCTGCGCCGGTTCCCCGGGCCGGCCTGCTACGACCACACCGGCGTTGGCGTCGGGATCGGCGACCATCTCGAGGGCCGCGCGGACACCGTCGGCGTGGACATGGTGGGCCGCGACCGCACGAAGCTGTTCCAGGACTGGATCGCCGCGCTCGAGCACGCGGAGTTCGAGGGGCCGCGGATCCAGGCGGCCTACAAGGCGCACCGCTACCTGCGCACGGGCGACCTGTACGGCGCGGGCCATCCGCCGGACGAGTTCGTGGCGGCCGCGCTGGCGTGGCGGGCGACTGCGTCGGCCCCGTTCCTGACCCGGTGAACGACGGCCGGCGCCGCGTCTCGCGGGCGGCCCCGCCGGGCGGCGTGCGGCGGCCGGGGCCGCGCGCCGATGGGCCGGGCGTTCTGTCGAAGGAGATCGAGGCGCGGCTCGCCGCGCTCGAACCCGTGGCGCCCGCCCGGGCGCTCGAGATGGCAGTGCTCTGGTATTGCGGGCCGCCGCCGAAGGGCGCAGCCCGGTACACCGCCCGGCACGGCCAGCCCTGAGAGACGGGGCCCCCGGGCCATGGTCCCCGGGGACGAATGCCCGTAACCACGTTCAAACGCCCGCTTTACGCCGCTCTTGACATGTGGGGGCAATTGCCCATATTACCCCTACCCTTTGACGGAGTGGAACCGATGGCAACCTTCGCAATCCTTCGCACCCATAGCTGGGCGGCCCCCACCGGCTTCTATCGCGTCGCCGCGACGCGGCGCGATCTGCGGGCTGCTCAGGAATACGCCGCACGGATGATGCGGCGTGGTCGGCACGTGAAGGTCGTCGCTCTTCGCGTCCCGCTCGGCGCGGGCGAATATCTGAGCCGTGCGGTCGCCGATTCGCTGGCTTCGTTCCCCGTGAACGCTGGGAGGGATCAATGAACGACGCGACCCTGCGGGCGTTCCGCGACCTCGCCGCCGCCATGCACGGCGACGAGCCCCAGACGTGGCAGTGGATCGGGCCGCACATGTCGCAGCGCATGTTCGGCATCTCCGAGCGGCGCGCGAAGGCGTACGCCGCCCGCTACGGCGGCGAGGCGTCCGAGATGCCCCGCGCGAATCGGGAGGCCAAGTGACCGTGACGCCCGCCCCGACGGGCATCGTGATCTCCATCGAGACCCGGGCGGCAGGCGATGCCCGGGTCGTCGTGGAGACGGACGAACTGAACCTGCGCCACGTGAGCCGCGAAAGCGCGGCTCAGCGCTACAAGACCGAAGCGCTCTACTTCGCGCCCGCCGCGTGGGCCGCCCTCCTTCGGGAGCACGGCGGCGCGCCGGACAACCTGCTCGCGCGCCGCGTGCCGATGGCGGCGCTGTGGAGGCTCAAGACAACATGACGACCATGCCGAAAGCGACCCTGCCGAAATCGGAGGAGACCGCCTACGAGGACGTGCGGAACGCCCTGCAAACCGCCGCCTATATGCGCGGCGACCTGCTCGGCCGTGCCGCGTTTCACGACGTGCGGCTGCAGCTTGAGGCCATCGAGCGGCTGCTGCGCTCGGCGCTCGGGAAACTGGAGAAACTGGAAAGGAGCCGCCCATGATCCTCGGCCCGCCGGGATGGGAACGCTGGACACGGGAAGACACCGTCGACCAAGCGACGGTTCGGAAGGCCGATGCGCGAGGCGACCGACCGGACGAGTATTCGCCCGACTGCCCTGCCTGCCTGCGGGGACGCGCACACACGAACGCGGAACACGAGGCCGCGCTACGCCGGAGTCGCCGATGACCCAAGCCAAGGCCCGCAAGCTGCTCGCGAGCGCGATCGAGCGTTCCGGCCTGTCCGCCCGGGAGTTCGCCCTCCACGTGCTCATGCGCGACGAGCGCACGGTGCGCCGCTGGCAGTCGGGCGATTCGCCGATCCCCTCCGTGGTCTGGCGCTGGCTCGACCGGACGTGGCCCGCCGTCAAGGAGAGCACGCTGCACCACGTGAAGGCCGCGCTGCTCGTGCACGATCTGCACACGCATTAGCTGGGTTGACCCGGGGGCACCGCCTCGCAACCATTGGGGGCGATGCCCCCCTTCCTTGCCCGCCTCCGGGCGGCCGCCCAGGTCGCGCTCGGCCGCAAGCCCGACGACCGGCTGATCGCCGACCTGTTCCCGAACGTCCGCGCCTCGCCGCCCGTCCGCGGCACGGCCGAGTTCCTCACCGCCTACAGCAGCATGCCATGGCTCCGCGCGACCGTGCACCGCGTCGCCGTCGGCGTCGCCTCCACCGAGTGGGAACTGTTCGGCGTGAAGGGCCCGCGCGGCGGCAACGGGAACGGCACCGGGAACGGGAACGGCGGCGGGAAGTTCATCCGCCACCAGAAGGTCCAACGCGCGCGCCTCGAGCGGCGCAAGAGCCTGCTGCGGGAGCTCCGCAAGCAGGGCCGCCTCGTGGAGATCGAGGAGCACATGATCCTCGACCTGCTCCACAACCCGAACCCGTTCATGACCGGGACCGGCTTCCGCCGGCTCACGGAGATTTACATCGACCTAATCGGCGAGGCGTTCTGGATCATCGAGCGGGACGGGCTCGGCGTGCCGGTCGGGCTGTGGCCCGTGCCGCCGCACTGGATCCTCGACGTCCCGTCGCCGCGCCGGCCCGTGTTCTTCCTGCAGCTCCCGCAGAGCGGCTGGGGCGGCGAGGTGCCGATGACCGAGGTGATCTGGTTCGTGGATCCAGACCCGTTCCAGCCCTACGGTCGCGGCGCCGGCACCGCGCGCAGCCTGGCCGACGAGCTCGAGACGGACGAGTACGCCGCCAAGCACACCAAGTCCTGGTTCTACAACTCGGCCCGGCCGGACGTCATCGTCACGGTCGAGGGCGCGCGGGACCCGGACCTCAAGGCGGCCGAGCAGCGCTGGCTCGACCGCCACCAGGGCTTCTTCCGCGCCTACAAGCCGTTCTTCGTCTCCCGTAAGATCAAGGTCGACGAGATCGGGCAGACGTTCCGCGACATGCAGTTCACCCAGCTCCGCCAGCACGAGCGCGACACGATCATCCAGGTCTTCGGGCTGCCGCCCGAGATCCTCGGCGTGCTGGAATCGTCGAACCGGGCGTGCTACGACGAAGAGACCGAGTGTCTAACGGACCGCGGCTGGCTGCGCCACGACGAGTTGCAGCCCGGTGACCGCGTCGCCGCATACGATCCGCTACGCCGCGAGTTGCGGTTTGAAGCGCCGCGGCGCGTCGTCCGCTACCCGTATCGCGGCCCCATGCTGCACTTCGCGAGTCCGAGCGGGGCGCACGGTCCGCGGGGGAACGTTGACGTCTGCGTGACCCCGGACCACCGCATGCTCGTGCGGTCGTCAATGGTTGTCGGGGGATGGTGCGAGCGGCGGGCCAGCGAGCTCGGTGATCGGCCCCGGCGGTGGCGAGTGCTCGCTGCCGCGCCCTTGGCCGCGCCCGACCCCGAGCCCGTGGTGCTGCGGGCGGAGAACCAGACGTGGCGCGCGCGGTCGATCGTGACGGTACCGGTCGACGTGTGGGCCCCTCTGCTGGGTCTGTTCGTGACGGAAGGGGTGTGGAATCGCTACGGCACGGGGCACACATGGCTGGCGGCGATTGCCCAGTCAGGGACCGCCAATCCCGACAAGGTCGCATGGATTAACGCGCTCGTCGCCCGGTTTCCGATTCGCCCATCTCGGGTGGTCAACAGCGACGGTACCGTGCGCTGGCAGTGGTCGCACCGACCGCTGGTGGAGCACCTACTCGCCCACTGTGGGGCCGGCGGCGCCCCGACGAAGCGCTTGCCGGGCTACGTCCGCGCCTGGCCGGCGTGGGCCCAGCGCCGCGTGCTTGACGCGATGGTGCTCGGCGACGGCACCGCTGTCGGCGTCGGCGACGCGGGCGACTGGACGGCGCCAGGCCGCAACGTCGGCGTCCGGCGCCGCACGTGGGCGAGCTGGCAGCTCGTCTCGACGAGCCGCCTCCTGCTGGAGGACGCGCAGGAGGTCGCCGTGAAGGCCGGGTTGCGCGCCGGGCGCGTCCGGCTCCAGTCCGCGGCCGAGGGCCCGCGCGTGGCCTGTTACCGCATGGGGATCAGCGAACACGTCGAGCCCGAGCTCCCGGCACCGCGTGAGGTAGCGTACGACGGCCTGGTGTGGTGCCTCCAGACCAGCACCGGCTGGTTCGTCACCCGCCGGGGCGGCTGTGTCGCGATTCACGGCAACACGATCGAGGCGGCCGACTACATCATGGCGAAGTACGTGCTCGTGCCCCGGCTCGAGCTGATCCGCGAGACGCTGCAGGAGCGGCTCGTGCCCATGTTCGACGAGCGCATCGTGCTGGACTACGTCAGCCCGGTCCAGGAAGACCGGGCCTCGCAGCTCGAGGCGGCGAAGGCGCAGCCGGCGGCGCTCCGGATCGACGAGTGGCGCGAGCTCGCGGGCTTCGAGGAGCTCGAGGACGGCTCGGGCGAGGGCTACATCGTGCCGATCGGAGTGACCATCGTGGACAGTCTCGACGCGACCCCGCCGCCGGCGCCGGCCTTGCCGCCGGGCGACGGGGAGGACGGCGATCCGTCGCCAGACGACGGCAACGGCGAGGGCGGCGACGGCCAAGGCGACGAAGGCAACGGGCAAGGCGACGAGCAGGACGGCGGCGAGGAGGGCAAAGCCGGCTTGCGGATCCAGCCCGGCGCGCTCGGGAAGCCGCCGCGCGCGCTGTTCGTGACCTCGGCCTCCGACGACTTCCGGACCGCCATGCACCGCATCGCCGAGGCCATGGAACCCCGCTGGCGCCGCCGCTTCGCCCAGCTCGTCGAGCAGGCGCAAGGGCGGGTCGACCTGCAGGCGCTCGAGCACGCGATCGCCTCCCGCAACGCCCGGGAGATCGAGCGCCTCGTGGAGGAGGCCGGGCTGGCCCGCGAGCTCGGGGGCCCCGAAGGGATCCGGAACTTGGCGTTGGCGACCGTGGACGCGGCCGCCAACGCGGCCAACGCCGAGCTCGCGGGCCTCGGGATCGACATCTCGTGGGTGAGCGCCAACCCCTACAGCATCGCATGGGCGAACCGCTACGCCGCCCGGCTCGTGACCGAGGTGTCGGAGCGGACGCGGGCGGCCGTGCGCGCGATCGTGGAGCGCGGCTTCCGCCAGGGCCTCGCGCCCCGCGACATGGCCCGGCTGATCCGCGGCGTGGTCGGCCTCCGCTCCGACCAGGCCGAGGCCGTGGCCCGGTTCCGCGAGCGCCTCGAGGCCGGCGGCGTCGAAGGCGAGGCGCTTGAGCGGCGCACCGAGCGCTACGCCGAGTCCCAGCTCCGCAAGCGCGCGCTGCTCATCGCCCGCACCGAGACGATCGCGGCCGCCAACATGGGGCAGCAGCTCCTCTGGCAGGAGGGCCGCAAGCAGGGCGTGCTCTCCGACCAGAACGCCCGCAAGGTCTGGATCACGACCCCGGACGACCGGCTCGACGCCGAGGTGTGCGAGCCGATGCCCGAGATGGCGGAAAATGCGGACGTGCCGATCGACGGGTCGTTCACGACGGGCGACGGGCGCCAGGTGCTCGCCCCGCCGGCCCATCCGAACTGCCGCTGCGCGATGGGGCTCAAGATCCTAACCCGGGCACTTCCGGGCCGCCGCGCCCGCAAGGCGCTGCCCGCGGGGACGTCGTGAGCGGGCCAGCGGCCTCTCTCCTGCTCGCGCTTCTCGGCGCCGCCCCGCTCGAGGGCCAGTGCCTCGCGCTGACGCTCCCCGCCGCCCAAGTGGCCCGCACGATCGACGGCGACACGTTCGTGCTCTACCACGTCGGGATCCCGCCGGAGGAGCGCGTGCGCGTGCTCCACGTAGACGCCGTCGAACTCCACGACTCGCTCGGCCCCGAGGCCCGCACATTCACGGCGGATTGGCTGCGCCGCGGCGCCTTCACGATCCGGACGTGCAAGCGCGACTCTTTCGGCCGGCTGCTGGCCGTGGTGAGCCGAGGCGCGGATACCCTCGCCGCCGATCTGATCGCCGCGCACCTGGCCGTCCCGCTGCCGTAGGAGGCCCCCGTGGCCGAGTTGCTCGCCCTCTTTCGCGGAGGGCCCCGCGAGGGCAACGAGTTCCGCCTGCACGCCCCGCCCAAGCCCGGCCACGAGATGTTCTGGGCCGAGGGCGGTGCCGGCCGGATCCGGCATATCTACCGGCATCTGGGCGCGATCGACGCCGCCGGCCGCTTCCTGTACGACTACGTGGAGCCCCGCGAGCTCGGCCCGCTGCTTCTGCCCGACGTCGCGTGGTTCGTCTGGCGGGGCGAGCACTACCTGCTGCAGCGCTTCCTCAACGCCGACGGTTACGCCTTCGACTGTCCGAATTGCGGCCAGCACCGCGCCTTGGACCATGCGCCCGACGCCCATGCCCTCTCGGTCGGCCCGAACGGCGCGCTGTCGGCCGAGCCGAGCGTGCGCTGCGACTGCGGCTGGCACGTGCAGATCACCAACGGCGCGGCGCTCGACGCATGAGACTCGCCGAGCTCCGGCCCGGAGCTGCACACCGACGGGTGCGCGCCGGGCGAGGCGTGGCTCTACATGGACTGCCCGCACTGCCGCGCGCACCATCTGATCCAAGTGCCGATCCGGAAGGGCCCCCACGTGGGCGGGCAGAAGTGGTGGGGCTGGAACGGCGAGACCGACGTCGAGCGGCTCACGCTTGAGCCGTCGCTGAACTGCTCGGGCCATTGGCACGGCTTCGTCCGGAACGGCGGCATCGAGACGGTCTGAGCCGTGGGCGTCCGCTGCTTCTGGCTCGAGCGCACGGACCGGGTGCGCCGCTGGCTCCGCCGCTACAGCTCGAGCCACATGGGCGGCTGGACCTGCGCCGAGGGCTGGCACGAGGCGATGAGGCCGTTCGACGACGCGCCGGCGATCTTCGAGGACCGGCTCTACGGCACCCACGTGCACCGCGTGCTGACGCATCGCGAGGGCGACCGGCCGCCGGACGACGATCCGCGCTGGCCCGCCGCCTGCGCGACCTGCGGCACGCCGTTCCCGCCCGACGAGGTCCGCCAGTTCTTCTACGATCTGCTCTATCGGCGGACCGACACGGGCACCATCCTGACGCTCAAGGAGGCGCCGCCCGGGGCGATGTGGGACGCGTGGTGGCTCCACGGCCTCAAGGGCGGCCCGCTCACCATGCCCACGGCCGACGGGCGGAACATCATGGTCAAATGCCCGAACGGCCGGGAGTGGCACATCGACGGGCGCGCCTCGAACTGCACGCTCCCGAACGACAACGCGCACCACTGCTGGATCCGCCACGGCGAGCCGCCGAACCTGATCGTCGACAAGAACGGGCGCACGTGCAGCGCCGGCGCGGGCTCCATTCAGGCGGGCGACTATCATGGCTTCCTTGGAACCAACGGGGCCCCGCCGGGGTGCTTTACGTAGGCAGTCGGCATGTCGTAAGCGCGGCGCACCGTCCGTCGATGGCCTGGCGGCCCGGCGACGTAACAGGTAGCCTCGAACGCCTCGCGCGGCCTGCCGATTGCCTGTCCTCCCCGCACGCGATCCCCCGAGTCTCTTGTGCGCCTTCCCCGGACGCCCTACCCTTTTTGCCGTCGGCACCCCCTCAATCGGAGGTGACTCATGTTGCACGCCGTGACGTTGCTCCTGCTGCAGACGAGCTCGCCGTCCGTCGTCGAGCTGATCCTGCAGACGGTGCTGGCGCTCGTGATCCCGATGGGCGCCACGTGGATCGCCACGCAGGCCACGAAGCTGTGGCCGGCCGTGGACGGCTGGAAGGATTGGGAGAAGCGCCTGCTGGCGACCGTCTACGCCGTCATCGTGGCCGGGATCTCGCACGCGCTGAACCTCAACCTGCCGGAGGCGTGGGGGGCGCTGGGCACCCCGGAGTTCCAGGCGATCCTCGCGGCCGCCGGCGCCATGCTGATCCATCGCATCTTCCATCCGCAGCCGACGGTGCCCGCGACCGCACGACGGTGACGGCGGAGACGCGCGCGGGCGTGATTCGGTGGGCCGTCGTGATCGCGATGCTGGCGGCGGCGGCCCTGCTCGTCCGCCATCTGCCGCAGCTCTCGACTTGGTGGCGGGGATTCTTCACGGGCGCCTTCGCGCTTGTGATCGTGCAGTGGGGGACGGGGAAAACGTGACGCGGAGGAGCACATGAGAAACACCGTATTTCTACTGTTCGCCGTGCTCGCGGCCTGCCCCGGGACGCCGCCGCCCGGTCCGCCGGCCCCCGCCCGCGCCCTGCGGACGAGCTCGGAGACCTACCGGGTCGAGACGCCGGTGACGCAGTTCGCCCAGACGGTGAGCTTCAACGCCGACGGCCGGGTGGTCGCCGTGTGTCTCGTGGCGATCCTGCCGACGGGCAGCAAGATCTACATGCCGTTCGTGGACGATCGGTTGCCCCACAGTCCCGAGGCGGCGGCCGCCGGGTTGCCCTGCCCGGCCGGCGAGTATCCGGAACTTGTCCAAGAGCGCCGACCGTTCGGCCGCGGCACGGCGGGCCGGTATCTCGTGGTCGCCCCGTGGGAGCCGCACGGCGTCGTCGGCGACACGATTCGGATGGGCGCGCACATGGTGGTCGAAGGGCAGAGCCGGTCGTGCAAGCCCCGCTGGGAATCGCTCAATCCGGAAGTTGCCACCATCTCCGAGGACGGCGAGATCGTCGTGCGCCGCGAAGGCTCGAGCACGATCCGGGCGACGTGCGCCGACTTGACCGTCGGCACCACCGGGTCCTTCGGCAAGAACGTGGGAGGAGGAAAACCATGAACCGCCTGTCGTTTCTACCGCTGCTCCTGGCGGCGATCTTGGTCGGGTGTCATAACGGACCGCCGCAGCCGGGGCCCGTGGACGTCACGCCGAGCGGCCCGATCGTCCGCCATGCGCGCGTCGCCGATCTGGGTCCCGGCGACACGCTCGCGTACACGGTGCGCTGGTCGGCGCCCACGAGCGGCGTGGCCGTGACGAGCTACGACTTCCGCTGCGCCGTCGCGGCCTCGAACGGGACCTGGTCGGCGCTGTACGGCACCAGCGGGCCGTTCTCGCTGCCGGCCGACGGCAACAGCGGCACGACGACGCAGTTCGGCCTCCGGCTCTTCGCGGCCGCCGGCACATGGGACTCCGCGACCTTCACGATCTCCGTGTGGTCCCGCGCGGCGTCCGGCCAGCAGTCGAAGCAGCCGTCCACGGCGACGTGGAAGGTGTACCGACGGCCCGGAGCTCCCGGCCCGATCATCGTCGACAGCTCGAACACAGTGGTCGGGGTCCTGCTCTTTCCGACCTCTGGTCTCAAGGCGTGGTACGCGCGGTATGGCGGCGCGCCGACCCAGCCGGGCGTCTGGGATTCCGTCGCGAAGAAGTGGACGACCCCGCCGCTCGTGGACAACACGGGCCAGCTCGTGCGCGCCCCGCTCACGGTCGCGAGCGTCCCGGGCCCGAACGGCAGCACCCTGTTCCTCACGGGCACGGCCGGCATGTACGCGAGCCGGATCCAGTTCTGTCCGTTCGCCCGGTTCGCGGGCGACACCACGGCGATCCCGATCCAATTCTCGACCATGACGCCGTGCAAGTTCTTCTACGCGGACTCGCTCGCGGCCGGGATCTGGCACGCGCCCCGCGCGGCTCAGCAGCAGGTCGCCGATGCGACCTGCTGGATCTTCACGAGCGTCGGCGGCCGATTCCCCGTGCCGACGAACGCGTCTCTGTGGGAGGTCACGCCCGGGGTCGCGACGGCCTCGATCACGGTGACGGCCGCGACCTGCGCGCCGGCGATGCGCCGGAGCGCGGAGAACATGCGGCTCTTCGTGGCGCATCACATGCGCGCCCGAGGCCACGAAGTGACGTGGGCCGTGTTCCCGGGCGATCGGATCTGGCGCGGGCCGAGCGTCGGGGTCCCC